GAGGGACAGGCAATCATTGACAACTCATCAGCCACTGATGCCACGCTAGGCAACGCATCAGGTGGGAACTACGGTCTAAGCATCTATCCATCCAGCACAGGGGAGATCACCATCACAGGCACCACTGGTATGGGCTCATATCTTGATGTGGGCATTGGTTCGGATCCCATCACGATCACTGACCATATGGCCTTCAAGAGCATAGGTGTTGAGCACTACAACAACAACGGCACCACGGGTGCCCTGACCCTGACGGACTACTATGGATTCTATGCTGGGGGCCACTCGGATTATGCCAGCACGGCACTGACCCTGACCAACAACTACGGTTTCTACTTCGACACGGACACCGAGGCCACGAATCAATACGCATTTTATTCAGCCAATGACACTGCCAAGTCAAGGGTGGGCTCACTGGAGAGATACAGGGAAGAGATCAACACACTGACCAGTTCATCTACGATAACCGTGGATTGCGGACTAGCACCGGTCCACACCGTGACACTAGGCACTAACACCGGATTCGTTATAACGAACCTAGGCACCGGACAATCAGTCACACTGATAATCACACAGGACGGAACCGGTTCTAGGACCGCCACATTCGGAACAGACACTTCCACCGCGGTTAAATTCGCCGGCGGTGCTCCTACACTATCAACCGGCAACGGTGACATAGACATAGTGACCATATTCAACGATGGCACCAACTACTACGGAAGTTGTGCGAAGGATTTTAGTTAAACATATGAACGATTCGGTATTGATTAAATACGATAAAAACAAGGAGATCAAATAATGGCGACTTGGCCAAGTGCTTCTAAGGCATCAACAGCAAATCTAGATTCTGGTTCGGACTCACCGAGATTGGCGAGGGCGGACATCAAACAGAATGTAGACAATGTTAATTCTATAATTGATATGTTCAACATCGATTCGCCCACAGCGGATCAGATCTTAAAATACAACACCGGTAACGGTAGATTCGAACTGGGCACAGAGAGTTCGTCGGGCAACATCACCTTCGTTGGCGATGACTCGACGGGAACAGCGGTCAGCCTTAACGAGACTTTCAAGATAGCGGGCGGAACAGGTATAACAACAGCGGTTTCAGGCGACACACTAACGGTCACAGCATCGGCACTACAGGATATCGTAGATGACACAACTCCACAACTGGGAGGCAACCTGGATCTTAATTCACAGACCATAAACGGCACAGGAACTATTTCTATAACCGGTGACATCGGAACCGACGCGATAACATTAGCAGACAACAAGATAACTGCCACAAGATCAAACGACAACCTGTTCATCAGTGCCAACGGCACGGGTGCGATTCACATCGCGGGTGATGACAGCAACATATTCGACTCAACACTTTATTCAAACACTTCGGGCACACCTAATCGGGGCAACACCATCATAGCCACGGTGGAGAGCGTGGATGCCAACAGCGTCGCGGATAGATCATACAACTCGATCATCGCACACAACACCACGCTGACCGGATCGGGAACAGATTCAGACTTCAGGGCAAGGGCCATACACGCGAACTCAAACATCGACCTGGCCGGATTCGATTACACCAACACCAGTGCTTCAAGGGGACCGGTGGCCATAGCGGCTTATGGACAGGCCGAGAACAGCGGTGCGGGTGCTTCAACACTGGCCACACTGCGTGGCTTGGACGCGGCTTCTTACATACAGGACTACACGAGCAACAACCAGGACATCACGGTCAATAACGCTTACGGTGTGAGGGTTAATAACGGTATAGAGAACAACGGAACGGGGGCATTGACCTTTACCAACGCATATGGCTACTACGCGAGTGCCTACACGGACAACCAGAGTTCAGGTTCCGCGAGCATAACCAATCACTACGCATTCTACACACCGGGCACGGGTGGCACCAACAACTACGCCTTTTATTCAGCGAGCGATACTGCGGAATCGAGACTGGGCACTATAGAGAGATACAGGGAGAGCATAAACTCACTGACATCAAGTTCTACTATAACGGTTGATTGTGGACTGGCACCATTTCATACCGTGACACTAGGAACTAACACAGAATTCAACATCGCCAACCTAGGAACAGGGCAGACGGTGACTATCAAGATTAAACAGGACGCCACAGGATCTAGGACGGCCACATTCGGCACGGACGGATCAACAGCGGTCAAGTTCGCGGGAGGCACACCCACACTGACCACGGATGCCAGTGCGATAGATGTTGTCACAATATTCAATGACGGCACGGATTATATTGGATCAATAGCGAAAGCATTCGCGGCATAACAAGGAGGAGATAATGCCACTAGGATTTGCTAAATCACTTTTATCACGATACGAGGCACCCGCGGCGGGTGGCGGCATAGGAGCATTCAATGATGGCGCCGCGGTGGATGGAGCCAACAAGGCCGCATATTATTTCGACACCAACACCAACAATCAAACAGTGACAACAAGTGGTAGTGTCATAGTCGGTGGTGATTCAACAGCAGGCGAATACAGGAAGATATCCACGGTGATGTGGTTCAGAGTAAATGGAGCCAGCAATTTAACGAATGGTAGTTTGGGATGGAGGCTATTAAACCCTAATTGGTTCAGTAGTCCTGAACAGGCCTATTTGTTGTATGACACGGGTTTTGGCTATACATTAGGAATGTTAGATGGGGGCAACAACACTTACACAAAATATGGAACCAACGGAACTCCAGGTGCCAATGACATTTCAATGACTGCTTACCGTAGTAATTACTTAGATGGCACTTGGCAGTGCGTTATGGCAACTTTAGACCTTAACGCAACCGCAGTAAACTCAACTACACCTGGCAACACACATATATTCCACGGTGATGACGGCCCAGGCGTGGCAAGTAGTTCAAATCAGAATTTTGGAAGTAATTTCGATGTCAGAGCGTTAAAGAATATGACCGTTGGACATCTTGTTTCACAGGGATGGAATGGATCGACTGGCAGTGCCACCGCGACAACTTTTGGTAAGGCTGGTGGGGCCGCTGACATAGGTCCAATATGGATCTACACAGATCAGGCTTTAGATTTCACATCGCAATCAGTTAGGAGATATTTCTATGACCCAGCCAACACGGATGGTTTCGTTGATCCAGGCACAGATGGCACGGGTGGTGGAGCACCACAGCCAGACTTGTTCTTGTATCACGATGGCACCAATTTAATCAATGGTGGAACTGAATCACCAGCGGATGGACCAACGGTGTTCACGACAGGCACAGGATCAATCAACTACATCGCAGATACAGACGGACCAGGATCAGGAGGCACCAATTAATGTATAGAGCGAATTATGACATAACCAATGATGTTGAAAACGCAGATCTATCAACCGTGATAGATACCGTGATACAACATTCAGTAGATTCAGGCACACCAATATGGAGGATGTCTTACAAGTTCGAGAAACAGGTAGATGGTGTTTGGAGGCAGATCGAGGCCACAGACACTGATGACGCTAACCTTCTTAAAACAAAATTATCAGCGGCAAGTTAATGAAGCATATCTTACAGAAAATATACAAGATCATCAGATCACCAATTGATTGGTATAAAAGCAACCAAGAGTTCAAGAAGAAACTGGCGGAACTTAGGAAGAGGGATCCTTTCAACGATACAGACGAGTGATCCACAACGATCCAATAAATACTTAGGTAATATTACAACAAGGAGAAAAAAATTATGTCATCAGCGTCAGACTACTTAGAAGATAAACTTCTAGATCACGTTTTAAATTTTGGCAATGGATCTTTAACAGTAGGTTCAGGAAGAGGCTACACTCCACCAGCAACGGTGTATGTGGCACTATTCGCAGATTCAGGCTCAGGTGTTGCGGCGGCCCTAGAGTCAAACACTTCAGGCACGGACACAACGGCCAAGTTCGGATACTACGAGATAAACAACGGATCATACGCCAGACAAGCAATCACATTCGCTAACGCGGGTGCGGCCACAACAGGAACGATCAGTTCGAACGCAACGGTTTCTTTCCCGGTAGCGACCGCGGATTATGATACCGCTGGATCAAGCGGCAATGTGGTAACACACCTAGCACTTATGGACGGTAACACGACCGGTGCGGATAATGTATTATTCTTCGGAGCACTCACAACCAACAAGACGGTGAGTTCCGGGGACCAGTTCACTATCAGTTCAGGCAACCTATCTATAAGTCTAGCGTAATAACTGGAGGGTCATCTAGATGACTACCTATACAGTTATAAGGCGTGAGCAGAATGATTTTGGTGCGGCTGATCAGACTCCCACTTCAATAACCCAATCAGGCAGTGGTAAAACTTGGTCAATTTCAGGTAGCAACGCTCTAGTTGATTTATCTAATACATCACCAAGCAGTAAAACTTTAAAGGCCAGTTTTAATCTTGATTTCAGAACTGCTGATTCAGTTTATAACATTCCCGCGGATCGCTGTATAGTTGAATACAATGGTGTCAGGGCAAAAGTAGATCTTCAGAATGCTGGTATAGGTATTGGAGTTAGCCATACCAACAATTTCACTTTTGGCCCAGCCTTGGGTGGAGGTTCAAGTTCAACAGGTCCTTTTTTAACAGATGTAAGTTCGGGCAGTAATAATTTTACTCAGACTGGTAGTGCCGTTACGACGCAGACTGCCAATGTCAATGACTTACCAGTCGCTGACACTTTTATCACAACACAATTAGATACCAGCAATTCAAACAGTAACGGGCTCCACCAGGCCGTCATCAGAGCGGTCCCAATATTGGATGGACCTTATGTCAATAGGAAATGGGAAGCCAATAATATTTTTATAGATGGGGTTGGCAATGACACAATAGATCCAATCACCAGCACGGCCACTATTGAAGCAATTGGCACAGTAACGAAATTTGCTGAGTCGGATATCACCAGCACGGCCACTATCACAGATGATTCGGTTCTTTTAAAATTTGGTGTCGGTGATGTGGATGCTGTGGCAACGATAAGTTTCACACCAACTTACATAGCGGATTCATCTAGATCGCTTTCGGTTATAACGGAACTACTGGCATCTACCGATAACCTAGTAAGATTAGATCCAGAGAGTTACAGCAGTGATTTCAGTTTCACGGTTTCGCCAACATTCAAGATACAGGGCGATACCATTCTTGCCGCCGAGGCTACAGACAGCATACAGGGTAATGCCATCTATGACATAGGTGGTGAATACACCTGGAACACGATTAATGCTATCGCGATCGCGGCAGAAGAGAAATGGGATGACAAGGATAGTTGGGAGACCTGGCTAGATAATGTGTGGGATACCGCACTGGAGACCTGGGACGAATGGGACCAAGATGTATGGGCTAGGGCCTATAATATCGCGGCTGTATTCACTAGGGATATCGTATCAACATTCAAACCAACTGCGTCATCTAATATATCCGCGAGCACATCGGTAACAGCATTAGCCGGCCTAAACGAACCTGCCGAGGCAGACTTGACAGCCACGGTGACGACATCTTTCACAGCAAACGGTATCATAGATGTGGATTGTGTCATCACAGACGCATTCACTCCTACACTGGTCGATACTGTCATATTCGATCAACCTAGTGTTATCGCTATAACAGGTGCGTTCACACCGGTGTTAACGGCCGCGATAATAAGTGACCAAGATAACATTTTAAGTTCTAGTTTCGCCATAGATATCACTCCTACACACCGTAGGGGACCTTACCAGTTAAATCTAACAGCCGCATTCACACAACCGGACACGGTTCCTAGCAGGCGATTAGGTCCATACCAATTCGTCCTTCCGGCATTGGCTTCGCAGTTGACCACAGCGAAGTTGTTCTACCAGGCGGATCCTTACAACATCTTTACCGTGCCGGCAGAGACTAGGACGGCGGTTATACCAAGAGAATCTAACATAACATTAGTTGATCAAGAAATTAGAGTAAATAAAGTTGCGGCAGAGACAAGACTATACATTGTCGATCAAGAAACAAGGAGATTTAAGTTGAGAGTGGCACCTATTTCAAACAGATTCAGCACACCTAAAGAGAGGGCAGAGGCGTAATGGCGAACTTGACGGGATTTAGATCGGATCGCGATGGCATCTATGCCACGAAAGATCCGGACAGCAATATACAATACGGTCTAGACTTCACAGACTATCTTAATGCTGGGGACAGCGTGGCTTCCGCTACGGTTTCTATCAGCACGGTATCAGGTGATGCCAGTCCGCTAGAACTACCTACAGATGCCAACACAGATGTCAACATCAGCGGTGGCACGGTGGTGAATGTTAGGTTGACAGGCGGCAGTATCCAGAATGTCTACACGATAAAAATCACGATCGTCACTTCACAGGGCGATACCGATGCTAGGAGTTTCAGGATCATCTGTCAGGAGAAGAAATTATAATGGCGAAATCACCTAGGGCTTACAAACTAGACAAAGAAATGATAGAGCGATTGGCTCTTATTATGTGTAGTTACGAAGAGATAGCGATGGTGATGAACACCAGCGTGGACAATCTTAAAAAGAGATACAAAGATGTAATAGAAAAAGGCAGAGCAGAAGGTAAAAAAGGTCTAAGAAGAGCGCAATACGAAAAAGCGGTAAAAGACAAGGATGTGAGGATGTTGATTTTCCTAGGAAAAAATTACCTAGAGCAGTCGGACACACCACAAGATACCGAAAGCAACGAACCTTTACCTTGGCCTGAAGATGCCTAATGAAGTTATCACTACCGCAAAAGCAAGTCGCGGAACATCCCGCTAGATTCAAAGTCCTTGTGACAGGGCGTCGTTTCGGGAAAACATTTTTAGCAATAAGACAATTGGCTTATTTCGCGAGGCAACCTAATAAGTTGTGCTGGTATGTCGCACCATCATACAGGCAGGCGAAACAGGTTGTATGGTTACAGATTAAGAAGATGCTAAACGAATTGAATTGGGTCAAGAAAGCGAACGAGGCTGAACTAACCCTATACCTTAAGAACGGTAGTAGGATAGCATTGCGGGGAGCAGATAATCCAGAATCACTTCGTGGAGTTGGACTAGATTACCTAGTGCTCGATGAAACGGCGGATATTTCCGAACACGCTTGGAAGGAAGTTCTTAGACCTACGCTGTCAGATACCGGAGGACACGTTTTTTTCACAGGCACACCTAAGGGACTAAATTGGTTTCACGACTTATATCAACAGGGACAAAAGATAACAGATGACAATTGGGCTAGTTGGCAATTCACTACCATAGACGGCGGCTTCGTGCCGGAAGATGAAATAGAGCAGGCCAAGAAGGACCTAGACGCTAAAACATTTCGTCAAGAATACCAAGCAACATTCGAGACCTATTCTGGAATCATCTACTACGGATTCGATATAAAACACAATGTAAGGAACATCACACTACCAGAGGATGTGACGGCTATACACATAGGAATTGACTTTAACTTGAATCCTATGTTCGCAACGGTGAGTTACATCAAAGACAATATCATAAATGTGTTCGATGAGATACAGATATGGAGTTCTAACACAGATGAGTTGTGTGAAGAGATCCATCGTAGGTATCCAGGCAAGAAGATCTATGCCTATCCGGATCCGGCCGCGAGGCAGAGGAGGACTAGTTCCGCTAGAAGGACTGATGCTTCGATACTTCAGAATGCGGGCTTCATCGTCAAGATGCCTAGCCGCCATATGAGCATCCGTGACAGGATAAATTGTGTGAACAGTAAGTTGTGTAGTGCGATGGGTATCAGAGGGGTGTTAATAGACCCTAAGGCAAAGAACCTAATAAATAGTTTAATAAGACACACTTATAAGCAGGGCACAAATCTGCCAACAAAGGACGAAGGATGGGATCACGCAAACGACTCTTTAGCATATCTAATAA